TACTCAAGCTACAGTAGATTTCGGAAACGGAGATGTATACGGAATAGCACATAGTAGAATTAAAGGACAAGAGATTCTTAAAGAAAACTCTATGGAGTTAGAAACTTTATTTGGAGCATTAGGATATAGTGGTGGATTCGAAGAATTTATAGAAGATAATCCTGGAGCTGTAGAAGCACTACATGGATGGATTACTAGTGTACCTGAATTTAGAAAGAGACTAAGTGCTGAATTTTCCAATTCAGAATTAGACGGTATGGGTATATATGATATACCAGGCTATGATGATGATGATGAAAATATGGATGAAGCTGGACCTGGGTACAAACATGACTGTGCTGCAAAAGTAGTGCATGAGAAGTATGGAAAAGGTAAATGTATACCGGAAAAACATACTTTAGTAAAGGAGGGAGAGAAACATGTAGTAACTCATTATGACGTTTTATTTGAAAGCGGCAAAACAGTAAAAGATATACCAGTAACAGAATTAGAGATTAAAACTTCAAATGAACATTGGCATAAAGGGTATAAAAAGAAAAAGAAGTAAGATATGCATAAGTTAGAAAAATTAATTTTAGAATCGTACGGTAGTATACTTAGAGAAGAAGAGGATAGTAAAACAACTCTAAGCCTAAAAGAAATACCTGATGCTTTAAGAAAAAGCATAGAAAAAAGATACGGAGTTTCTAAATACCCTGAAAAAGATTTTCTTTCATCTGACCTTCAGACCTACTTTAAAACTGTCTCAGTAGATAATATAACCGGTACAGTTGGACATAAACCAATAGCACTTCCTTCATTTGAAGGTCTTTACACTAGTTTTTCTGGCATAGTAGCTGATATCAAAAAGTTAATGAATAACAAAGATGTTAGATCAGATAAAAATGCTAGAGAATTATTTGAATTAATAAAGACTAACTTTAGAAAACTACAAGGGTACCTTAGAACTGAAAGACCAGATCAATACGAACTTATGAAGTTAAGACGTACTATGCAGGAATCGGTCGACAGATTAAAAAACTTATCTACTATTAACGAATCTTTATTAGATGAAGTTGAAGAAGAACCTCAACCTGAACAAGAACCAGAAGTAGAAGCACCAAAAGAAACTGTTTTAGAAGATTCTACTGATATAATGTTAAGCAAGTTTCCTTCTTTAAAGCAGGCACTTATAAAACTACAGACTGAAGACTTTAAACAGTTTGTTACCTCTATAGATTGGATCTCACCCCGTCCTTCTTCTTTTAGAATTAACTTAAAGAATGGACAAGATTACATACTTAAATGGACAGGAGAAACTTTTGAGGCTCAGATACTTGGTAAAAGGTACTTTTTAAATAAAATAAACGACTATCAACAAGCTTTAGATAAACTTTCTATACTCTATAAAGAAGGTCCTATGAAAGGTGCAGGCGACGATGCTGCTTCCGGAGAAGATGTAGCAGATGCTAGTACCGGAGGAGGAGACTTTCCTGGAGAAGAAGGAGGAGGCGGAGGAACTGATGATTTAGGTGGAGATGATCTTGGAGATGAAGGAGGAGAAGATTTATCAGATGAACCAGTAGACTTTGAAGCAGGAGAAGAACCAGAAGCATAATGAATATTACAGATAAATTATATAATGAATGGGCATGGAGATCTAAAACAGGTACTCCGTCTATGGATAATATAGAAGATAAAGTTATTCTTGATAAATTATTAGCTGAACTAACTAATGCAGACGGCCAAATATCTAAAGCAGAAGTTATTGACGCTATTAATAAAGGCGATTTCTCTCCAGAACAACTAAAATCCATATTAAGCGGCATCTCAGGTGTTGCCTATAAAGAGGAGATTCTAAAATTTCTTTTCGGGAAAGGCAAATCAGTATCTAGTATAGCTAAATCTATATACAATACTATGGTAGAGAATGGAGATGTACAAGCTTATCATGCATATATTACAGGAAACCCAATTACTTATAGTCAATTAGGTAGTGGAGGTAACCTTAAAGATAAATTTAGTAAGTTATTTTCCGATAATACTATAAACTACCTTTTAGATATTAAGCCTCAAGTAGGAAATGTAGCAACAGGTAAAGGAGAAGTGTTTCTTTGTGTGCTAACAGCAGATGTAAATGGAGATACAGCTCACGGGGACGTGGGTGTTGGGAGTAAAGGTATCGAGGTAAAAGGAAAATCAGCTATTCCAATGGGACAAAAAGCTCAATTTGGTAAGAATACAGATAAAAAGTTTATTGAAGATGTTTTAAAAGGAGTTAATAATATATTAGATACTCCTATCAATACAGAAACTAGAGGTAAAAGACCTTTACATAGGTTAAATATGATTTTTGCTGATGTAATAGAGCAAGATAAAGGTAAATTAGAAGGAGCAATTGGTGCTGCCGACAATGCATTTAGGTCTAACTATCCTGGATTAGATTTCTCAGACTTTAGTTTAAAGAAATTTAAAACCAATAGCGGTATAGATGCAGATGCTGCAGAACAAATGTTCGGTAAAAAAGTAGTTAAGTTATATACGGAGACAGAAGCTTTCGAAGAAGTATTTTTTATTGACGACTCATCAGGAAACTATGCAATAGTTTCTTCAGACAAACTAATTAGTCTAGTCGGTAGTAAAATAAAAGTATGGATGAAAGACGGACTACCTCGTTGGACTTACCAGTTCTAAACATATGGCACAGAACATAAAAAAAATAATAGCACAAGAGTATATTAAGTGTGCTAAAGATCCGGCATACTTTATGAAAAAGTATTGCTATATTCAACATCCAACAAGAGGAAGAATACTGTTCAGCCTATACCCTTTCCAGTCTAAAGTATTACATTTATTTAGAGACAATCAATATATCATTACATTAAAGTCAAGACAGCTAGGTATTTCAACTTTATCAGCTGCTTATTCATTATGGTTAATGTTATTTCATAAAGATAAAAACGTACTAGCATTAGCAACTACTCAAGCAACTGCACGTAACTTAGTATCTAAGACTATGTTTATGTACGATGAGTTACCAAGATGGTTAAAGCTACCAGCTAAGGAGAAAAACAAATTATCATTAAGACTTAAAAATGGTTCAAAGATAACAGCTAAATCATCAAATGCAGATGCTGCACGTTCTGAAGCGGTATCGTTATTGCTGATAGATGAGGCTGCCTTTATAGATAACATTGAAGAGACCTTTACTGCTGCACAGCAAACACTTGCTACAGGTGGACAATGTATGGCTCTATCTACCCCTAACGGTATAGGTAACTGGTTTCATCAAACATGGGAAAAAGCTGAATCAAGAGAGAATAGTTTCTTACCTATAAGACTACCTTGGACAGTACATCCTGAAAGAGATGATACGTGGAGAGAGCAGCAAGATAAAGATCTAGGGCCTAGAATGGCAGGGCAGGAATGTGATTGTGACTTCTTAGCTTCAGGAGACACTGTATTTGAACCAGATGATATGTCTTTCTATGAACAAACATACCTAAAAGAACCTTTAGAAAGAAGAGGAATAGACGGTAACTTATGGGTTTGGGAAGGAGTAGATTATTCTAAATCATATATGGTTGTAGCAGATGTCGCTAGAGGAGATGCAACAGATTACTCTGCATTTCATATATTTGATATTGAGACATGTACTCAAGTAGCAGAATATAAAGGTAAGTTATCTCCTAAAGATTTCGGTAACTTCTTAGTAGGTATAGCATCTGAATATAATGAAGCATTACTAGTAGTAGAAAATGCTAATATAGGATGGGCTACTATAGAACAAGTAATGGAAAGAGAATATAGAAATCTTTATTATAGTGCTAAAAGTAACATGGAAACTGTAGAATCGTATATGCATAAGTACGAAAGAGATAAATTAGTACCAGGATTTACTATGTCTGCTCGTACAAGACCTTTAGTTGTTGCTAAGATGATAGAATATATCCGAGAAAAAAGTGTAACTATACAATCTAAAAGATTACTAAGTGAAATGAGAGTTTTCGTATGGAAAAACGGAAAACCACAGGCTCAAGTTAGATATAACGATGATTTACTAATAGCCTGTGCAACAGCACTATATGTTAGAGATACTGCTTTGAGATTAAGACAGCAAGGTATGGATTTAGCAAGAGCACAGCTCTCCTCGTTTAATAATTTAAATTCTAGAAACGCATCAGTCATCACAACAGTTGGTAATATGCAGAATAATCCTTATCTTATGAAGACTAACCACGGTGATGAAGATCTTACTTGGTTAATAAATTAGATCTATTTATAATTAAAACAACACCGTAATGGCGGACAAATCTCTTTTTGGTAGACTTTCGAGACTTTTCTCTACCGACGTAGTAGTTAGAAACGTAGGTGGTAACCAGCTTAAGATAGCTGATGTTAACCAAATACAGACTACTGGTAAATTCCAAACAAATTCTCTTGTTGATAGATTCAGCAGACTTTATATCTATAACAACAAAAATATCTTTAATCCCAATCTTAACTACCAAACGTTAAGAATACAGCTATACTCTGATTACGAGGCTATGGACACTGATCCTATAATAGCTTCAGCATTAGATATAATAGCTGACGAAGCTACTTTAAAGAATGATCAGGACGAAGTACTATCAATTAAATCTTCTGACGAAAATATACAGAGAATACTTTATAATTTATTCTACGATGTATTAAATATAGAATTTAACTTATGGTCATGGACTAGAAATATGTGTAAATACGGAGATTTTTTCCTTAAGTTAGAAATAGCTGAAAAATTCGGTGTTTATAATGTACTACCTTATACGGTTTACCACATGGTAAGACACGAGGGTCAAGATCCTGAAGCACCTGCTAAAGTAACTTTTACTATAGACCCAGAAGGTATAGCAACATCAGCAGATCCTAACTATATACCTAAAAGAGATTCTAGAACTATTAATTTAGATAATTATGAAGTTGCTCATTTTAGATTAATTTCTGATACGAACTACTTACCTTACGGTAGGTCTTATTTAGAACCTGCTAGAAAGATATTTAAACAAGTTACTCTAATGGAGGATGCTATGTTAATACATAGAATAATGAGAGCTCCAGAAAAGAGAATGTTCTATATAAATGTTGGAGCAATTCCTCCAAATGAAGTTGAGCAGTTTATGCAAAAAACTATCAACCAGATGAAAAAGACTCCTTATGTTGATCCTCAAACTGGTCAATATAACTTGCGTTTTAATATGCAAAATATGATGGAAGATTTTTACCTACCAGTTAGAGGAGGTGATACTTCTACTAGAATTGAAACTACTAAAGGATTAGAATACGATGGAGTTAATGATGTTCAGTATTTACAAGCTAAAATGTTTGCAGCTCTTAAAGTACCAAAAGCATACTTCGGATACGAAGGTGACTTATCAGGTAAAGCTACATTAGCAGCAGAAGATATTAGATTTGCCAGAACAGTAGAAAGAATACAAAAAATAATGGAATCAGAGCTAACTAAGATAGCTTTAGTTCATTTATATACTCAAGGATTTACAGGTGAGAGCTTAACTAATTTTGAAATAAAATTAACTAATCCTTCTGTTATATACGAACAGGAAAAAGTAGCTCTATTAAAAGAGAAGATAGATTTAGCAAATCAAATGAAAGATACTAAATTATTCTCCTCTGACTATATTTACGATCATATATTTAACTTATCTGAAGACCAGTATAACGAAATGAGAGACCTTGTAAGAGAGGATTCTAAACGTTTATTCAGAATAGCTCAGATCGAAAATGAAGGTAATGATCCTGCTAAGTCCGGTACTTCATACGGTACTGCACATGATTTAGCTTCTATGTACGGTAGAAGATCTACTGCTACACCAAAAGGTGGTGGACCTAACGATGTACCTTTAGGGTATAGTGAACATGGACAACCTGGACCTGAAGGAGGAAGACCAAAAGAGAAAATGTCAGTATACGGCACTAATGATGATCCAGTTGGAGGAAGAGATAGATTAGGAGTAGATGGAATGCATGGAGGATTTCCTTCCGATAATGAAAATGTAAATGAAACAAATCTAGCTACCCAAGCAATATACCACAGGATAAAAGATTCTATGGAATCTAAAAAACACTTAATTTTTGAGAAAAAAGAGGAAATCCAGTCAAAAATGCTGGATGAAACACAGCTTAAAGATTTAGATAATTAACACATATTTATATATAGTAACCATTTACTAATGAGAATAAAACATTCAAAGTATAAAAATACTGGTCTTATTTTTGAATTGCTTGTTAAACAAATAGCAGCTGATACTCTATCTAAGAAAGATTCATCTGCAGTTTCTTTAATTAAAAAGTATTTTACAGGTAAAACCTCTCTAACTAGAGAATTCAAGCTTTATGAATTCATTCTAAAAAATAGAGGAGTATCGCAGATGAAAGCTGAAAATATAGTTTCTACTATAATTGAGGTATCAAGAAAGATAGACACAGTAGCTTTAAAAAAATTAAAGTATAATCTCATAAAAGAGATAAAGGATAATTATAATGTAGAAGAGTTTTTTGCAATTAAAGTAAGAGATTATAAACCATTGGCAGCTTTATACTGTCTTTTAGAAGCTCAAAACGCTTTAGATGTAATTAACCCCGACATATTAGTTTCTAATAAAGTAACTATTTTAGAACATCTAACATCAGCACCTCAAAGTGAAGAAGCTGCAAAGGATACTCTTATTGAAGAATATTCTAAATACGATAAAGATCTAAAGTTATTAACTTTTAAGATATTATTAGAGAAGTTTAATAGTAACTATAAATCTTTATTACCAGAGCAGAAATCTATTCTGAGAGAATTTATTACTTCAGTTAGTTCTAATACTCGTTTAAGAAATATAGTTAATGAAGAATTAACCAAAGTAGCAACAGCAGTAAAGGAATTAAAAAATAATGTTAAGGACGAAGTAGTTAAGATAAAGTTAGAGGAAGTATATAAATCTATTAAACCTCTTTCTAAAATAGAAAAGATCTCAGACAATCATTTAGTTAATTTAATGCAATATTATGAGCTTATCAATGAATTGAAAAGTTTATGAAAAAAAGCAGAATAATTAAAATGGTTAAAGAGGTATTAGATGAAATTAGCACTACTGGTGCTGTTGCAGGATATCAAACTCCTTTTGCATTTTCTAAAGGAAACAATAAAAATAGAGCTACTAAGTATGCTGAGAAATTAGGATATAAAGTTACTAAGAGAAAAAAAAGACCACATAACACTAAAATGTTCGACTATCTAGATGAAAACATTGACTGAAAAATATCGAGGAGTATTAAGCGAAAGCTTTTCCAAAAAACAATTTGTAAGAGATGCTAAAATTGCACACCCTACATTAATTACTTCATTAAACGGATTTAACGATACCGTAAAAATTCTTAAGAATAAAGGATTTATATCTGAAAAACAGGAACTACCTAAACAGTACGGTAAGTACGAAATTGAAGGTATTAAATCTGAAGATAAATTTTCAATTGAAGCAATTGAAAGAGGTATAGATGCAGAGTTAGAAGCAGCAGGACTAATGTCTCAGGATTCTATTTCTAAAGAAGATTATGGAAAAGCTAAAGAAAAAGCTCTTTCTAACTTAGAAAAAGACCAAAACCACTACCTTAATTTAATGGCTGGTGAATCTGAAAGTGTTGATAAGCACGATAAAATGGTTCCCGCTGACGGTAAGAACAATGTAGATACTTTTAATGGTATGAAAAATGCTGAATTAAAAGAAAGTAAATCTGAATTAGCTAAATTACTTAAGGAAGGTAAATTAGAAGATTTAGCAAATAGATTAGGAGTACCTGTAGAAAAACTTAAAGGTGCTGCAGACAAGATTAAAGATATGGAAAGACAAAGCGCTGAAAAAGATGCTTTGAAACTTGCTAAAATGAAA